CAATGATTGGTTTTAAATCTTCTTCAAGTTTTTCCTTAGCTTTCATTAATTTTTCTTTCAACACTTCAATGTTATTTACAGCAACACCTAACAATAATAAAGACACTAAACCTAAAATGTTTCCAAATATATCAACTCCTCCAAATGATATTTTATTTTTTATTTTAGAAACTGATTTTTTAAATACAGATGGCACCTCTAATTTTGTTTCTTTTTTCTTTCTTCGTTTTCTCAAAACTGAAACAGCTTTTAATTTTTTTGTCCTTTTTCGTGTATCAGAAATTTTCTTAAAAGATGTAGATAACATACTATTAAGATTTTTGGCTGTTATTTTTAGTTTTTCTGCTGCTTCCATTTAACTATAAATTACATCGGCAAAACCAAATAATTCTGGAACTTCTTCCATATAAGGATTATAAGGATTAATTGACTCAATATCAGGAACCGCAGTGGCTGGATTGTTGTTCATTTCTGCTATTAATTTATTCCTATCTGTAGTTGCATCTATATCATCTAAGTTAACAAAAGTTGTCCTACCTCCGTTATTTTCTTTATTTAAATTTCTTAATTCAATTGATTTTTTTTGAAATTCGACTAAATTATTTGGAACATCTTTAAGTACTTCTTCTAATTTTACCTTATCAGCACCAAAAACATTGCTTAATGAGTTTAAAAATAATTCTGCAAACATCAATTGTTCTTGGACTGGACCAGCTTGAAGACTTCCAGGAGTTATATTCAACCCTAATTTGGTTGTATCATATTTATCACCTATTTCTTTAATTCTTTGTTTATTTTTTTCGCTTAATTTTTTACCACTTTTCTCTGCATTTTCTATCATCTTATTCCCAGTATCCTGTTTTAACATAAGATCATTGACAGCTTTTACTGCTAAAATCGTTCCAATAATACCAAGTAATACTGGATTTGTTAAAACAGCAAAGGCAAGAGAGGCACCACCAATAAAATTTGCTATTGCACCTGCTACAAAAATTGTTCCAATGACACCTGCACCAATAGCTATTGCTTTCCAGTTTTTTACAGTCCAATCAAAAATATTTGTTAATTTTGTAGTAAAGTCTCCGTCTGATAGTTTTCTTATAAAATTAGTACCTAATATACCAGTTCCTAATATTAAAGCTAATTCTTTTAGTTGATCAAATATTCCAACAAAAGGTTTTGCAATTGCTTTACCTATTTTTTTACCTACTGTTATTTTCTTCTTTTTCTCTAAATTTTCTTCCGCTTTATCTTTTTTATCTGTTAAATTTTGTTTTCTCTGTGCATCAAACAATGCTTTTTGTTCTTTTAATCTCTCAGACATGTCTAACGACAATTTATCTGTTATTGTCGTTAATATTTCAGTTGTTTCATTCAATGACAACTCTAGATTAGATACTTTTGGTGTTATTTTTTCACTTATCTGCTCTCTTTGAGTTTTAAATATATTTTTTAATATAGTTATTTTTTTCTCATTATTTGTAACTCTATTCTCAATAGAACCAGAACCAATCTTCATGGTGGTTGCACTCATTTTAGGTCTACCTTGCCCTTGCATAGTAGACATCTTATTCATAAAATTTTCATAAGCTGGAGATTTATCCATTTTTTTGTTGTGCTTTAAGGTTTTCTTCCTCTATGTACTGTTGCAATAATGAGATATAGATTTCTCGTTCCCAAGGAATCATGTTTTCAATTTCAGTTAATGAATATTTATGATGCTGAATCAAAGCAAAATTGACTTTATAGTATGACTCTAGATTCGTGTGAGCCATACTTAACTGAAAAAAGCTGCTAGTCCCTCCAATACGACAGTAGATTCTACATTAGTTTTGGGGTTTTTAACTTTTAATGAGTGAGTTAACTTTGGCATAGTTGCAAAGAAATCTTCAATCATCTTAAATTGTTTCGTATTTAATTGTTCAACAAAGTCTTCAAGTTCTTTTTTTGTTGACTCAGATGCATTCCAACTTTCTTCATCATTAAATATGACATCAATACAAGATATAATCATATCAAGTGTATTACTCACTTCACTATCATTACTTGATTCAAAATTACTTTCAATAAATTGATTCATCGAAGGATACTTCAATTTTAAAGAAAGAGAATCATCTAATTTAATAACATTCTTATGTTTCCTATCTTTTTTAATTTTTATTGAATCAATATCAATTGTCATAATGACATTTGTTTTTTCATCATCTGGACAGGTTACATTAACATCCACAGTTTCACCAACGGATTTTGAACGAACATTTAAGAAAATGTATTCAATATCAAAGGTTGCAAGTTTAATAATATCTATTCCCTTGGTTAATATACACTCATTAAGGATTTCAATCACTGCTTTCGTGATTTGTTTTTGATCCTCAGTTTCAAGTGCCATGATGAGAATCTTTTCCTCTCGAACAAGGAAAGGTCTATATTTCAATTTCTTTCCATTCGATGGTAATGTCAATTCGTACGTTGGAGTATTAATCTTAGGTAATGGCATAATGTTTCAATTCATTAAAATTATTTATATAGGTTTTCTAACCGTTTACTATATAGCGGTCATAGTTAAAGTTCACAGTTACTTTTAATATATCAGCAGGTCCATATAAAACGGGAATAGTGTCAATACTTTTTGGAAATGCGTTAACAAATCTATATCTAAGAGTTCTTTTGTAATTCTTTTCAAATTTATTAATATACATTGTATTACACTTATATGAATCAGGATATCTCATCCTTCTATAATACGCACGATTATCTTGATTTACAGTTGTATTTGCTCCACTGGAGATATATTCCATCCAACCTTCAAAAATTTTAAGTAACGTGTAATCTTCGTCAACATAGAATGAATAACTAATATCAGTGTAAAATCTCGTATGAGCAAACTGTTGAGGCACACCCATAAAATTATCCTTTACCTCTGCAGTTGCTAATGTTGAGGTAGGTAACACTGCATCACTACACAGAATACCAAGTTGTCTTGAAAGAAAACTTTTTATATTTCTTATACCTGTATAGTTAGCAAGATAAGACTCAACTGATGGTGTTAATGATGAAAACGTAACCAAAAAATGATTGGTTTGTGCTAACGGGCCTATTATACTCTTGGCAACCGAAAGGTTATATGGTTTTATTGTTGTCTCTGCCACTCTAAATAAGTATGATTGTTATTTCTATTTATGTCATATAAAGGAAAATATTATCCTTCCTATCCCAGAAAGTATAAAGGTGATCCTACAAACATTATTTATAGGTCACTTTGGGAGAGAAAATTTATGGTTTATTGTGACAAGAATGATAAAATACTTGAATGGGGAAGTGAAGAAATTGCACTACCCTATCGTTCTCCTGTTGATAATCGAGTTCATAGATACTTTCCTGACTTTTATATCAAGGTTCAAGAGAACACTGGTCGTATCAAGACATATCTAATCGAGGTAAAACCACTTAAACAAACACAAAAACCGAAAAAACCCAAAAGACAAACCAAGAGTTATTTAAGGGAAGTCTATGAATACGCTAAAAACCAAGCAAAGTGGAAAGCAGCAACAGAGTTCTGTGATGATCGTTTGTGGGAGTTCAAAGTCATGACTGAAAAAGAACTAGGAATCAAATGAGTCGCATCGCCCCACTAGTAAATGATATTCTCGGAACAGAAGATGCTGATGATCTCATGATTGAAATCATGGATGTCTTAGGTGATAGTATAGCATCAATCCCCGAAGTTGGTAAGATTTATGTATTTGTGTATCAACCAAAAACACCTGGTCGATATGATCAGAATCCATTAGTCGCAGTTACTAATATATTTGAATGGGGTTTCAAAGGAATAAACTTTCATTGGGGTCAATCTCGTTCATATACATTCCAAGAGGTAGTGGGTCAACTCTATCAAGTAACAAATGAGGAGTTACAAGACCTAAATACAATACCATTTGCGAAATTTCGCATAAATAACTAAAAAGATAGGTCGATATGGCAAAAGGAACTCCAGGATCTGGTGCAAAAAACGATTATACAGAGCGCCTTAAAGCCTACATGAGAGAACATGACCTTAATTATAATAATATAAAGGAGAGAGATTTA